ACATCAATGTTGGTAATGAAAATATTGGCGGAGCAAACTCAAGCACTAACGGATTGATGATGAGAGGTAATTACAATAGTAATACCTGGGCTCATAAATTCCACAAGTTTGACCACGGCGGTGGAGTACCAATATATCTTTCACAAACACTTGGTACAAATGCTTGGTCACCATTACAAAGATGGGGTACTTTCACAGGTTCGTCAGGTGCTTCGAACGGTGGTTATACTTCTCAAATATTTGGTACGTTAAGAGTTGATACTGCTACCTATTCACCAATTTATTATGACCTAGATAATACTGCTTACTTTGGCAATTTTGCTGGCGAATCCAGAATGGATACTATTAAGCTTGATGGTAACGCTGTTGTATTAAGAGAACCTACAGGAACGTTTGGTTCACTTGCTGTAAGCGGCGGTGCAAGAAGTGGATATTCAGGATTTAGTATTGATGATCGTTCTGTCTTTATGCATGATGGAGCCAACCGAACAGGTGTTTATAACGATGTAAATAATCAATGGTTCTGGTATGCTGACCGTCAGGCCGCAATGAGATTGATGTATAATGGCGGTGAACAAGCAAGAACAGAAAACGGATACTTCCTAGCAAATAATCAATTACGTACTCCAATCTTCTATGATTCAAATAATACAGGCTATTACGTAGATCCTAATAATACATCAAGATTCAATGCAATTCAAGCATTAAGATATTATTTAGATCATAGCACAAACTATTATATGGATGTTGCTTCAGGTGATTATGCCACAATGGAAGTTGGTGGTACCAGAAATGGTTGGGCTGGTTATTCTATTGCTGGTCAATGGAATTTCATGGCAAGTGGAGTTGATGAAGCAGGTATTTACAACGACACCGATAATAAGTGGGTCATAAGAACAGATCGTAATGCAGGTGTTGATTTTTATTATAATGGTAATAAACAAGCTGAAACAGAAAATGGTTATTTCCTCGCAACAAATCAAATGCGAGCACCAATCTATTATGATTCAAACGATACAACATATTACTTAAATCCAGCTGCAGGTAATACAAACCGAGCATTAATGATTAATGGTCGAATTTATAGACAAGGTTGGGATACAGGTTCCAATGGTGATAATAATAAACTATTAGAAGCTCAAGATTATTCACATTGGATTTGGAACACTGCTACTAATTGGGGTATCTTCTGGGCAGGCAATAACAATGCTGCTTATTCATACTTTGGTTCATCTAATCCAAATGAATTAGTATTCGTAGGTTCTGGTAATGTAAGAGCAAGTATTGACCTTGATAATGGTAATGCTCACTTTAATGGTATATTATCTGCAGGCAGTATTGTACTTAATGGCGGTAATGAAAATATTGAACTTGTTAAGACATACGGTTCAGGCGGAGCTGACTTAGTACTATTTGATGGAACAGAATATTTTGATAAGCGTGTCATTAAAGCAATGGCACCTAATGAAAGCCCACTTACAACCACAACATCAGAATATGTTAGAACAACAGATGGTCCTTTCGCAGGTTCTTATGTATTACAAACATCTGCTTATAGAACATTCTATTCTGACTTAATTCCTGTTGCTCCTGGTGAAGAATTATACGGTGAAATTTCTGTTAAGTATATTTCAGGTTCAGGTGGTTTAGTTTATTATGGTATTGAAAGATATGATAGTGAGAAGAGACCAATTGCTGGTAATACAGGTACAACATACTTTGTAGTTGGCGGTGCAAACTATACAGGAACTTCTTGGACAACATACAGAAATCATACAACTATTCCAACATCTCATACTCCATATAATGGGTCTGACGGAGGCGGCTGTTACTATGTAAGAATTCGTATCTTAATGAACTACAACTCAGGTGGTGCTTTAAGACAATTTGCTGGTATTATGTTGAAGAGACGTAATGCTGAATCTAATTTATTAGTTGATGATTTAGAAGTACTTGATGATGTACAAATTGGTGGAGATGTTAATATTGTCGGCGATTTAACTGTTGATGATATTACAGCCGACATTATAGATGCAAGAATATTAAGAGATAGAGATAATACTGGATATTATGTAGATCCTAAAGATGGTAGTAATGTTGCTGGTAACTGGAATTTCAATAATTATAATCTTAATAATATTAATGCAATAACTATTAACGATCCAGGTCCTTCAGAAGGTATTAAATGGAACGGTGGTAACCAATGGCAAATTTACGAATCACCAGATAACCTAAGTACAAATTCAGGTGGTAATTTACAATTTACAGCTGGAGGTGGAAACGGCGTATATCAAATGAGATTGACCAATGCTGGTCGAGCAGATATTCGCGGACAACTTCGTACTCCAATCTTCTATGATTTAAACGATACAAATTGGTATGTAGATCCTAACTCAGGTTCAAGAATTAAACAATTAGATATTCAAGATGGACCTTCACAAGATATTCTTTCTGTTTACAGAACAGGTTCAACACCAGGAAACTATACTGCAGCAAGAACCATTAACCAATACGGTAATCACTCTTGGGGTATTGTTCATGAATTTAGAGTTGGTGATATATCAGCTCAAAGCGTACCTAGTGGTACTGACCGACCTTCTATCTTATTCTCAAGTGGATATAATACAACAACTTGGTCAGTTGGTTTCGGTTATGTAGACGACCAATTCAGAATCAGACAAAATCACGGTCATATAAATCAATCTTGGGGTACTGAAAGATTCAGAATCAATACAAGTGGTGAAGTAATCATCGGAAGTAATGTGTATGGTAATAATGCATATTTCGCCCGTTATTATGACAGTAATAATACTGGGTATTATGTTGACCCAGCAAGTACATCAAATCTAAACGCTGCTACACTTGCTGGTACCTGGGACTTTAATGGTGGTGCAAATGCAATTAATATTACAAGTTCCGATATTCGTTCAGACGGTAATTCAAGTTGGACAGGAAACCCAGGGGCAGGCGTAGGTAAGATTCAGATGCACAGTAACCGTTGGTACATTGTATCTAACGGAAACTCAAACAGAATTGTTCAGTTCAGACAAGATGGTTCTGATAGGTCTTATATTGCGAACGATGGTAGATTACACGGCGTTGGTGGTACTGCTTCTCAGGATTGGAGAGCTCCAATCTTCTACGATACAAACGATACATCATATTATTCAAACCCAGCAAGTGATTCACGATACAATACATTAACACTTCGTGGTAATAGAATCGGATTTATTAATACTGCATTTGATGCAGAGATAAGAGTATCTGATGCTAACCCAGATGGTACAGGTGCAACATTTGTATTCTGGGGAGATCAAGTAGAATATAATGCTGAAGTAGCAACTGAAGTATTCAGAGCAACAAGACATATGCGTGCTCCTGTATATTATGATTTAAATAATGCTTCATACTACGGTGACTTCGGTGGTACTTCTTACATGAACGATGTTAGAGCAAATATTTTCTACGACAGAAATAACACAGCTTACTACTTCGGTTCAAGTTCAGGTGATTCAAGATTTAGAGATACAAGAGTAAATCAACTTAGAGTTGAAAACGCTGCAACAATAGAATCTGTAAATGGTGCTGGTAGAATTTATCTCGGTGGTAATTTACATATTGATGCACAAGGCGGCAACGATATTTATCTTAACTATTATTCAGGTCGAAGAACAAGATCTTACTCACCTGGTCAATATGAATCATTCAGAGTTGACACTAACCGTATCGTATATGCGTTCAGTCAATTCAGAACGCCGATTATGTATGATAACAATGATACTAATTACTATGTAGATCCTAATGGCACAACAAGATTAAATCAACTTACTGTTAATTCTATTGATACATCTGACTTTAACAATGCTCAGTATTGGGCTGGTGATATTGTTATCAATGGTAACGAAAATACTTACTATCCAGTAACATGGTGGGGTGGCAACCAGGATATTGTCACTGAGATCGAAATTTATCGTGGATACGCTGAACAAGCTCCTTGGAACCCAATTGGTACTGGTGTTCACCACGGTGGATTGACTTGCTTACTCAGAACAAACTTCGGTGGCTGGGGCGGATCGACTTACGACATTCAGTTTGATGATTTCCGTGAAACATATACTACGATTGCTGCAGAAGTTGCTCACTTCGGTAACCAAAGAGGATTTGTAATCTGGTTAAGAGGTGGTGGTAGCGGTGGTGCTATCTATCACATCAGAGTAAAAGGACGTAATTACGGACCTACAGTTTCTTATGGTTCATACGACCCAGGTGGTAACGGATCTGGTGTTGCTCCAAGAACTGATACACCACAAACTGTTATTCAAAATCGTAACCATGCAAGAGGTGACGATCTATATGCAAGAAATAGTTATTCTTATGTATATTACGATAGAAATAATACAGGCTATTATTTTGACGGTCATTCAAATTCTAGATGGAATTCATCAGACCAAAACGGATATCATACATTTAATAACTACGGTCTTGGTGTAACTGGTTCTTACGCTTCTACAAGATTACAATTAGTATTCGCAATGGGTTCTTCTTATAGACCGAACTCTGCAGGTACTTCAACAGCAAATATGTATGGTATTGGTTGGTCGCATCCAAACGCAGGCGGACTAGGTGGTGCTAACCAACTAAACGATCACGGTATGTTGATTATCAACAACGGTGGATTTAGAGCTGCTATTTCAAGTAGAGCGGTATTTGCTTCAGATGTTCGAACTCCAATCTATTATGATTGGAATGATACAAACTATTATGTAGATCCTAATGGTACATCTCGTTTAAATTCATTACTTACTAACAGGATTTATCCTTGCTATAATGATAACACTGGAATTTATATAGATTACCCAACTGGTAACTATGGTTCTATTCAGGTTAACGGTGGCGGTAAAGGCGGCTGGGAAGGTTATTCAATTAACGGTCGTTATGTATTCATGTCAGCCAACAATGATGAATGTGGTATCTATAACGACATTGATAATGAATGGATGACAATTTGGCGTCGTAACGGTAGAACTGAATTATTCTATAACGGTACTTGGGAAGAATATGCTCAGCCCGGATATATGCAAGCTCGTGGTTCTTACCGCGCTCCAATCTTCTATGATTCAAATGATACTGGATATTATTACGATCCTAACAGTACAAGTAATGCGGCAGGAAGACAAAGAGGTGGTACATTATATGGACCTAACCCATCTTGGGGTCAATACCTCGCAGTTGGTACAAACGGACATTGGACTGGTTCTTATGCTTCTGTCGCAGTAACTAACGGTAACTTACACATTGACGCAAGGTCAGGATACGGTACATATATTAACTGGTATGTAGGTGGTACTACTTGGATTAACGGTACACTACAAGTTAACTTTATTTACGATAGAGATAATAATTCATATTATTGGGATGGTGCTGGTGTATCTTCTATGAATGATATACGAGCAAATATTCTATATGATCGTAATGATACTGCTTATTACTTCGGTTCAGGTTCAGGTGATGTAAGAGGTAATAATATACGTGCTTGGGAATTCTATGCTGATAACTGGTTCCGAAACTACAACTCAGGTGAAGGATTATATAACCAATCAACAGCAATGCATTGGTACTCTGACAGTTCTTCAAGATGGAGATTGTATTCTACATCAAGTACTTCACAAATCTTATTTACAACTTCAGGTAATAACTCTCGTGGTTATGTATATGCTGATAACAGTAATAATATCGGTTTCCTCAATGCAGGCGGCGGTTGGGCATTAAGAACAAATTACGGTACGACTGAAATTTACGGTAATGGATATGCTTCCGATTTCAGAGCTTATATATTCTACGATAGAAATAATACAGGTTATTTCTGTGATCCTAATGGAAGAAGTAGATTATCAAGTATAGATTACGGTAATGGTTCTTATTACTTCAGAGGTGGTGACTGGGGATGGAGACATCAAACTCCATACGGTTGGATTCAGTTTGGTCCTGCTAACGGTGGACACGCTCATGTCTATACTGATAGGTCTAACTTCTATTTCAATGTAAACGAAATGTATATGAATGGAAGATCCATTCTGAAAGAGAACTATTGGAACGGAAGCAAATACTTCGGAAGTGATGGTGCTATTTACGGTACAATCTTCTATGATTCAAATAACAGCGGTTATTATGTAGATCCTTCGTCAACTTCAAACATGAATGTTATTAGTAACGAAGGTCAATACGCCCGTTGGTGGGAACCAAAAGGTGTTGGTGGTAACTCTGGTAACGGAGCCCATGCTTATAGAATATTCCAAGAAGGTGGTGGTTGGGGTTATCCATATCCTGATTTAAGAATTGCGTTCCACACTGGTATTAAGTTAGGTGCTAATGCCTCTTACGAAGGTACTCGTATTTATGATGATTATCCAATGGGTACTATTAGATGGCAGTTCAACGGTGGATCTGGTTATAGTTATCAATATACTTGGAACAACTTAACTGGATATCACGGTATTTACTCTGGTATTAACGGCGCTCACTTCTATCCAAATAACGCTTCTTACGGTTCTTGGAGAGTTCAAGGTTCTCGTAACGGTTGGGGTGGTATGCAGTTTGATGGTAACATCTGTTTGATGATGAATCAAACTGTACACGGTTTTTACAGTACATATTATGGATGGCGTCTATATCTAGATGGTTCAGTATATACACCAGGTAACGTTGTTGCTTACTGGTCAGATAGAAGATTGAAAGAAAATATTCAAGAACTTCCAAGAGGTGAAGGTCTTGATACAATCATGAAACTGAAACCAAGTCGATTTAATTGGAAGAAAGAAGCTGAACAAGTAACTGCCGGTGTTATCGAGGGTGGATTGGAAGAAGTTTCTGTTATCGCTCAAGATACACAAGAAGTACTTCCTAATGCGGTTGTTATAAATAAATCTGGTAACGGCGGTAAAGAAAAGGTCATCATTGATGGCGAAGAAGTCAAAGACTACCTAACAGTAAACTATGATAAAATCACTCCATTTTTAATTCAGGCTATTAAAGATCTTAAATCTGAAGTAGATGAATTGAGAGAGGAACTTAAAATTGAAAGAGAAAGGAATAAATAATGGCACTAATAAAAAGTTATGAATTAAAGAACGGATTGGATTGTCCTAATGCTTATCATGTTATACATAACGTAGTAACAACTAAGCGGACTGTTGATACTGAAGATCCTGGAGGAGTAAGACCTGATAATGCGCCAGATCACGTATGGAGAGCTGGTTATTATGGTCGAGCTTCTGTTGTTGTATATGCAAGTAAAGAAGCAAGAGAAGCTGGTAAAGCTCCTATTGCGGCATATGCACAGTATCCTACGGAAGTTCCTACTGCAGACAATTCTATGGAAATTAATATTATGCAAGATCAAGAGCAAAATATGAATTTCACTATAGATATGGCATCGGAAAAAACTGTTGTAGAACAAGGTTACGATCATTTAATGACACTGCCAACTTGGGCAGATGCTATTAACGATTAATACATTGTACTATTGAATTTAATATATAAATAAAACTATAACTTAATGTTATTAATTAACGGAGAAAAATAGAAATGGCACTTAGCACAGATTATACATGGACATGGGAAGTTACTGGTCTTAAAAAGAAAGATCAAGTTAACTCTGAAGGTGCAACCTTACAAGGAGCTGTTGTTCAAACATATTGGAAAGTAACTGGTACTGACGGAAGCGGTAATACAGGTGAGTTCTCAGGAGCAACCCCGTTCAGCGCTGAAAACGTACCGGCCGGTTCTTTTGTTGATTTTTCTGATTTAACAGAAGAAACAGTACTTGGTTGGATTAAGGCTGTTGTAAATGGCGATCAAGGATATGCAGATCATATCTCTGGTAGAGTTAAACTTCAAATTGATGAAGCTGGTATTGAAGATGCAGATATGCCTTGGGCACCTGCTTCAGATACACCTGATCCATCAGTTGAAGCTGCAGCACCTGAAGAAGGCGAAAGCGACCCAGAACCAGCAGCAATTTAATTCTGGAGTAATAAATGAATTACTCATGGTCAATAGTTAAGCTATCTACAAGAGACGTAACGAACGCTGAAGGCGTATCGTTGGCGGATGCTGTTGTTGAAATTAAATGGCGAAGGATTGGAGTTGATGCTGACGGCAACACGTCAAAAGTTGTTGGGCATACAGATGTGTATGCCGATGATGTAGCTCAAGCTGACTTTACTCCTTTTGCTGATTTAACTGAAGCACAAGTTATTGGTTGGTTAGAATCTAATATATCTGCTGACCAAATTGCTAAATACGATTCAAAGATAGCAAAGAATATTAATTCCAGAGGCAAAGTCGAAAAAAGCGTTCCTTGGTCTTAATAAATAGTTGACAAACATACGAAAGTATGTTATAATATAATATAAAACTGATTTATATAATGGAGTTCACATGCATGATTTACGTCTTCACGGATTAGTGCACTACGCATTGAAACGTGGCGGAAGTATTCACCCAATTACCCTTCCAAAAGAATTAACCGGCGAAACAGGAATTATGAATCCTTCTATTTTTGTACATAATGGAAGGATTCTTTTAAATGTTCGTCATGTTAATTATACGCTTTACCATTCAGAAGGTAAACGCTTTCCTCATACCTGGGGTCCTTTACAATACTTACATCCAGAAAACGACATTAGTTTAACGACATATAATATTATGTGTGAGTTAGATAGTGAATTAAATGTTTTAAATTCAGGTCGTATTAATACATCAGAATTTGATACAGATCCAACTTGGAACTTTATTGGTCTTGAAGATGGTCGTTTATTCAGTTGGGATAACCGCCTATTCCTTTGTGGTGTTCGTAGAGATTGTTACGACGATAAAGGAAAGGGTCGAATGGAAATGCAAGAAATAGATTTTGTTGATGGAGAATGGAAAGAAATTTCTCGTAACCCAATTCCTGCTCCAGGAGATGATTCAACTTATTGTGAAAAGAATTGGATGCCTATTATAGATGAACCTTGGCATTTTGTAAAGTGGTGTAATCCTACAGAAGTTGTAAAATACGATATTGAAAATAGAACAACTGAAACTGTTCACCATGATCAAACATCTTTTGTTCAAATGCCAAGAGATTTACGAGGAGGTACTCAGGTATATCCAATTGGTGAAGGAAGAAGATTAACATTTACTCACGAGGTTGATTTAACAAGAGATGTATTCCATCGTAAAGATGGACATTACAATCATCGTATTATTGTATGGGATAAAGATTGGAATGTTATTCATAAAACTCGCGACTTCCATTTTATGGGTACACAGATTGACCCAACCACAGGATATGAATATAATATTGAGTTTGCCACAGGTATGACTTTTTTAAATGGAAATATGATAGTATCGTTTGGTTATCAAGACAACGGAACCTTTTTATTAAAAATGCCTGAAGAGGTATTCTTCGATTTTGTGGCAAGAGGATAAATTATGTTACAGCAATTATTAGAAGATCATATATTAGATGGAAAGAATCCTCAAAAATGTTATGACTTGGCAAAAGAATATGATAAGTTAGAACAAGGAGCAATGGCAGTTTCTTTATATTTGAAAGCTGCTGATTTATCTTCTTCAGAATTTAATGATGATAAAGAATTACAATATAAATGTATGATAGGTATTGGTCGTTGTTATGATAGACAACGAGATCGAGGCTTTACGGTAGAAGGAGCATTTCTTGATGCGGCTGCATTAATTCCAGATAGACCTGAAGCACATTATCATTTATGTAAACATTACGAAAGTAAATCATTATGGAAACATTGTCTATTCCATGCAGAAAATGCTTTAAATACTGAACTTCCTGACACACTCGAAGAAAATTGTGAATTAGGATTTCCTGGTTATGAATACTTATTATATTATCAAGCATTAGCAACATGGTATATTTCAGGTCAGCAAAACGGTAAACAACTATTCTTTAGTTTAAAATATAGACATAAACTAAAACCAGGCTTAAAAGAAAAAGTTGATAGAATTATGAATAGTATTTGGTATCCTGATGTTATACCTTTTATTGCAGATGATGCCGATAGATTTAAATTTAACTTTAATGGTCTATATAATATTCATAAGAATCATTCAAAACATTTTCAAGATATGTTTGTTTTATCTGTTCTTAATGGTAAACAAAACGGTACATATTTAGAGATTGGTTCAGGAGATCCATTTGTTCATAACAATACTGCATTGCTTGAAAGCAATTTTAATTGGAAAGGTATCTCCATTGATAATTCAGAAGCTTTATGTTATAAGTTCAAAGAAAACAGAAATAATACTGTTATTTGTTCTGATGCAACAGTCATTCCTTTTGAAAATATGTTAAATGCCCATTCTATGGAACCTGTTATTGATTACTTACAAATTGATTGTGATGATGCGTCAATTGATATCTTAAAAAATATACCGTTTAATAGGTTTAAGTTTAGAATCATTACTTTTGAACACGATTTTTATAGATTAGGAAATGAAAGAAGAGACAGTGCAAGAAATATATTAAAGAAACATGGATATGTATTAGCAGTACCAAATGTTTCTTTTTGTCCTGGACATCCATACGAAGATTGGTATATTCATTCTGAACTTGTTGATTTACCAAAAGAAATGAAAACAAATAAAGATTCTAATTTTGTGTGGGATTATTTCATGGAGGAATTGTAATGATTACCATAGTAGCTACTGGAGGATTTGATCCAATTCATTCAGGACATATTAAATATCTCGAAGAAGCTGCTGCTTGTGGTATGAGATTAATTGTCGGAGTAAATTCAGACTCTTGGTTAAAACAAAAGAAAGGTAGATACTTTATGCCTTGGGAAGAACGAGCCGCAATTGTAGGAGCGTTAGGATTTGTTGATGAAGTAATGGCTTTTGACGATTCAGATGGAAGTGCGATAGATTGCTTAGAACAAGTTAAAGCACTATACCCCAATGATACTATTGTATTCGTAAATGGTGGTGATAGAACATCAGATAACATCCCTGAGATGACCGTAGAAGGTATTGAGTTTGAATTTGGTATAGGTGGAGAAAATAAAAAGAATTCTTCAAGCTGGATATTAAAAGAATGGTCGCAACCTACGGTTAAACGAACATGGGGAACATATACAGTTTTACATTCAAACGGCAATTGGCAAGTAAAAGAATTATCCTTTGATCCAGGCAAATCTTTAAGTGACCAAAGACATCAACATAGATCAGAACATTGGCATATTGTAGAAGGATCTATTAAAATGGTTCTACAAAAAGAAAATCAGATACACCATGACGTATATGTAGCAGGACAAAGTATTGATATTCCAAAAGGTGTTTGGCATAAAGCAACAAATATAGGAACAGAACCTGCGAAGGTAATTGAAGTATGGCTTGGCAATATTTTATCAGAAGATGACATTGAGCGCCGTGACTAATGTATAAATAAAACTATAAATTAAATTAACTGCTAATAGTCGAGAGGACGAAGATGGCAATCAAAGTATCCAGTTTTACAGTAATTAATGACAGCCGTGCTTTAGAAAATATAGAAGAGTGTGCAGGCACTTTTGATAATTGGCATCCTATTGTTAGCACAATTACTACAGACATAGATTTCACAAAAACTTATCAAACACTGGCAATGACCAGTAACGTTACTTTTACTACTTCTAATAGAGGTGTAGGAAAACAAGTAACTTTGCTTCTTGATACTAGTACTACTCCTTATGCACCTTCTTGGCCTTCAGAAGTTAAATTTCCAACAGCAATTACATGGTCCTCAAATAGATTTTGGACAGTTACTTTAACTTGTTGGGATGCTTCTACTGTTAGAGCAACAGCACTTCCTTATGATGCGGCTGGTACACCATCTGCAACTATGGACAGCTCATTTAGTATATTAGGTATTAATTTTAGTGAATCCGAAACATCACAAGTTGGCTGGCCCGAAGCATGGGCTTATGTTAGATTTGAAAGAGATGATGCAAATAATAGAATTATTGTAGTATTTGATTCTGGCACATCGGCAGCGCCAAGTACTCCAACCACAACTTATATAAACTATACTGGATTAACAGGTATTAGTTCGGTCCAGGCACAATACAATGTTTCATCTCAAGCTTGTAGTGGAACTTGTACTCCTTCTAATTACGCGTATGGTCCAACTCCAGTTTCAAATGGTTATAACTCTGGAACATATTATAATATAAGCACTACACCAGGAACAACTAGATTTGGGTGGATGGCACAAAGAGATCCAAATCAAAGCTCTGGGACAACAAATACTACAACCAACTTTGCTTCGGCGAATCCAGATTTTAGAGTTAAAGTTGTATGTAATGAAGGAACTTTTTATTCAACTGCAGAAGTACCAAATTCTGGTGGAATATTAAATGCAACTTATGGACAACAAGCTGGGCTTTAAGGAATAAGATATGGCAATTAAAGTAGGCGGAACAGAAGTAATAAACAATCTTAGAGAGATTGCTAATATCACTGGTGCTGAAGGGCAATATAATAATTTTCATCCATTGTCATTTACAACTCCAGGCGGTGGAGTAGGTACTATAGATTTTGATAAAACTTTTAATAAGTGTACATTAACTGCAGCGACAACATTCGCAAATGCAAATATGACAAACCGAGCGGCTGGAAAAACTCATATGCTTGTTTTAGATATTAGTTCTACAGGATATACACCAACTTTTGATACAGATGTTAAATGGGCAAATGATACAACACCATCATTTACTGGAGCAAGATATTGGCAAATTGTTTTTACTTGTTGGGATTCAAGTACTATAAGAGCAGTGGCAACAAGCTGGGGATCGTAAGATGGCAAAAACTGGAAAAGACATTACAATAAAAGTTGTTCATACAGATTCAAGTAATAATCAAGTGGAATCGTATCATATAATTCCTGAACATGATGATAAAGATGAACAGAATGAACAAATTAAAAAACTGTTTTATAGATTAGCTGGAAAGCTTGACGTAGGTGTAGAATAATGGCAATTAAAATATCAGGAACAGAAGTTATAAATGATTCTTTGAAATTAAAAAGCATTACCGATGCTACAGGTTTTTTTACTGGGTTTCATGCGGTTCCAGTGGCAATAACTGATAATGTTAATTTTACTACACCGATGCATACATGTACTTTAACTGCAGCAACAACATTTACAGAATCTGGTATGGCTGCAGGAAGATCAGCAATTGTCTTATTAGATACATCTACAAATTATTATACACCAACTTTTCCTTCTTCTTGGAATTGGCCTGATAATACAGAACCTACATGGGGTGATTATCAGCATTGGCAAGTTTATGCAACTTGTGTTTCTGCAACTGAAATAAGAGCAAATGCTGTTGGGTTTACGGCAACAGGTGGTGGAGCTCCAACAGAAACAGTTTCATTGAGCGGTACTACAAGTAGTCCAGAAACTTTCTTTGATAGAGCAACAAGTAATAACAATGATATGATAATGGGCTGGGAATTTGATGCTAACGGTAATATTTACAAATATGAAAGCATTTATAATGTAGGTGGTGCTGGAAGATACTTACATTCATCGGTTCAATGGAACAATATTACACCAAGCACAACATATTATATTCGAGCATCTTCTTATTCTGGCTTTACTCCATCTACTTCACCTTCATCTGATTCTGCCGCTTTAAATACATGGCATGCATTATCATCAACAAGAAAATGGTGGTTTAGAGATTCAAGAGATCTTCTTACCTATGGGGCCGCGGAAGGAACAATAAAAATAGAAATTGCATCTGATTCTGGTGGCTCAAATATTCTTGATACCGGATACTATCAATGTACATGGACAGGGTTAGCATAATGGCAACACATACTTATAACACAATGTCAGGATTATCAGTAACCGGAGGTACTGGCGGAGTTTCAGGTAATTCTATTCCAACAGGCGGAGGAATAGAATATGTTCGTTATTCCGATGATGGAGTTGGACTCGATGCTTTGGCAACTGCTTTTTCTTTATCTAACTCTGCATCTACAGCTGCATATATAGAACTTAAAATGAGAAGAGGCAGTTTGGGATTTGAAATTGAAGCCAGGGACGATAGCTCTTTTGCGAGTGGAGATTTTACAACTAAATCAGTACTTAGGTATGAGGTAGGTGGTACCTCTTCTACTTTAACAACTGCTGCATTTGATAATGCACAAGATGTATTTACGCTTAATGGTTTTACACCATCCGCTATTAAGATGAAATATACATTGACTAATAACGTAGTGGTTGGAAGTTCTAGCTCATATTCAACATATTCAAATAGTTATGTAAATGATACTTGGTTAACAACAAGTAGCGTCGGTGATAATATTCAACTCTTTTTGGGTGCGAGTGCGTCCGCAGCACCGGTAGCAAACAATATTAGAGATTGTACATGGATTGTTGAATTTTGGGGACGTGTATCTGGATATGATGATACTAAAATATGGGAAATAAGAGTTGACTGTAGGGCTGATGCTGAGGCTGAACCATAAGCCGAATAAATATTAATAATTAATGGAAATCAATTAAAATGGCACAACCAACAACAAGAGAAGAATTCAAAGCATGGGTACTCCGTAAGCTAGGTGCACCTGTCATTGATATTAATGTGTCCGATGAACAGGTAGATGATCGTCTTGATGAAGCGATTGATTTTTGGAGAGATTATCATTATAACGGTAGTCAATTAATTTATTTAAAACACCAACTTACTGCAGATGATGTAGCAAATGGTTATATTGATTTGCCTACAACAATCCTTGGTATTTCAGGCATCTTTGATATGCAGTCAAGTATTTCAACAGGTTCAGGTATTTTTAATGTTCAGTATCAATTCGTTTTAAATAATCTTGAAGATATCACAGGTTATAATATTACAAATTATTATATGTCAATGAGTCATTTAGAATTCTTACAAGAAATGCTTGTAGGTAAACCAATGGTTCGTTATAATAAACACGTTAATAGATTGCATCTTGACATGGATAAAGGTGTATTAACTGAAGGAGAGTATCTCATTATTGAAGCATACGATGTAATTGATCCTGCTTCGTATTCAGATGTGTGGTCAGATCGTTGGTTACAAAATTACGCAACTGCATTAGTTAAAGAGCAGTGGGGTTCAAACTTAACTAAGTTTACAGGTATGCAACTTGTAGGCGGTGTATCATTCAATGGAGAACAAATACTTTCCGATGCGAGAGAAGAGAGAAGATTAATGGAAGAAAACGCAATATCCGAATTACAACCTCTCTCTTATAACTATATTGGATAAGTAATGGCAACTAATGTATTTTTCAACAACTATCAGAGATTTTCTGAACAAGAACTGATTGACGATTTAGTAATTGAATCTATCAAGCAGTATGGTGTTGATGTCATTTACATTAGTAGAGCAATTAAAGGTCGTGATGTAATCTTTAATGAAGACGATTTTCCAGAATATAATGAAACTTTTGAATTTGAAGTTTATGTTAAAAATAACGAAGGATTTGAAGGTGAAGGTGATTTCTTATCTAAGTTCGGTTTACAAATCAGAGATCAATTAACACTTACCGTTGCGAATAGAACATTTGAAAGATATGTAACTCGAGAGGTTGTTGAACTTATTCGTCCAAGAGAAGGCGATTTAATTTACTTCCCATTAAACGAAAAGATTTTTGAAATTAAATACGTTGAACATGAAAGCGTATTTTATCAAATGGGTAAAACTCAAGTATTTGATATGACATGTGAATTGATTGAATACAGCAACCAAAGATTCAATACAGGCCGAACAGAAATTGATAATTACTTTGCAGATTACAATACAGATGTATACGTTTCTAATACAGTTACACTAAATGCACTTGCACAAACTGATGATCTATCAAATAACCTAAACTTTGAAATTGAAGCAGATGGTATTATTGATTTCTCAGAAGTAGATCCGTTTAGTGAAAACATACAAATAAGTGACTCATAATGGCAATAGCAAACTATTTTTACAATTCTACGATTCGCAAATATGTTGCCTTATTTGGTACATATTTTAATCAATTAGAAGTTAGAAGAACAAGCACTGATGGTACACTTAATCAGAGACAAATAGTACCTATTTCTTATGGACCATATCAAAAGATTTTAGCTCGTCTTGACCAAGATCCTGCATTATTAGGTGGAGCTTCCACTGATGCATCTGGTAATCCTTCGGCAGGACAACCATACGCAATGACATTACCTCGTATGGCTTTTGAACTTACATCGTTTACATATGACACTGAAAGAAAAGTTGCTCCTACAAGAAAATTAAGAAAGACTGCAGTTGATGAAGCAAGCGGATATCGCAAATTTCTGTATGCAGGAACTCCATATAACATGGGATTCAGTTTATACATTATGGCAAAATATAATGAAGATGCCGTTAAAATATTAGAACAAATATTACCGTTCTTTAATCCAGAACATACAAGCACTGTAAGATTAATTGACGGATTGGAACCACTTGATATTCCATTAATTTTATCTGGAGTAACAAGTGAAGATGTTTATGAAGAAGCATTCACAACAAGAAGAAGTATAATATATACATTAAACTTTACAATGAAAGGTTGGTTCTTTGGACCTGAAAGAGATAAGAATATTATCAGATTTATTGATGTTCGTTATGCTGATGATATACTTGCGAATACAGAGTTTGTTGAATATCAAACTATGCAACCAGGTATGACAGCAAACGGTACACCAACAACCGATCCTGAACTAACCGTTGATTTTAGTTTAATTGAATTTGATGACGACTGGGACTTTATCGAGCAAGTATCCGATACTGAACCTAGTTAAGAGGAAATAAATTATGAAAATTGGATTTACTTGTAGCAGTTTTGACCTGCTTCATGCTGGCCATGTTCAAATGCTAAGAGAAGCAAAAGAACAATGTGATTATTTAATTGTAGGATTACAAATGGATCCTTCACAGGATCGTCCTAATATAAAGAACCCACCTATTCAAACTATTGTAGAAAGATATAGTCAACTTAAGGCAGTAAGATATGTTGACGAAATTATTCCTTATTGTACTGAAAGAGATCTTGAAGATATTTTAGAACTATATACAATTCATGTTCGTATATTAGGAGAAGAATATCGTGATAAAGATTTCACAGGAAAAGATATCTGTCGTAAGCGAGATATTGATTTACACTTTAATAAAAGAGATCACAGATTCAGTAGCAGCCTATTACGAAAATCATGCGCAATAAATAATAAGGAATACAAAGCAAAGGATGGTGAATATGACTGATGATAAAATTGCGCAAGCTTTAAATATGAGACCTTTGGAAGATGCCAAAGAAGATTTAAGGGCTGAATTTGAAGCAACTCTTAAAGAAGATCCTTTGGTGCAGGAAAGTGTAGATAATTTAAAGAATTTACCGCAAGAAAGTGTAGTACATCCTATTGCGGCTATTACAAAAGAAGCTGAAGAAAATTTAAAAGACATTGAATTAGCAAAACAAAATATTGAGAATATTATTAATCTTGGTGATGATGCAGTTAAAGAAATGACAGCAATTGCGAAACAATCAGAATCTCCTCGAGCATTTGAAGTTGTATCCACACTAATGAAAACATTGCTTGATGCAAACAAAGATTATGTTGAAATGTCTACAAAGAAAAGATTTGCTAAAGAAGAATCTGGACCATCCACTCAAGTTACGAATAATAACTTAATTGTATCAACCGCCGATTTATTAAAAATGATTAAAGGCGATAACAACGAATGATAGATCGCGGGTACTTAGGTAATTCATACCTCAAAAAAGTTGGAGAACAAATCGAATTTACTCCAGAGATGTTGAAGGAGTATATGAAATGCGCTGAAGATCCTATTTACTTCGCTGAAAACTATATTAAAATTGTACATGTTGATAAAGGCTTAATTCCTATTCAGATGTATGATTATCAAAAAGAAATTACAGAAAAGATTACAAAGAATAGAAGAGTTGCCGTACTTACATCAAGACAGGCAGGTAAAACTACAACAGCAGTAGCGGTTATATTACACTACATCTTATTTAATGAATTTAAGACCGTTGCCATATTGGCAAACAAAGGTGATGCGGCTAGAGAAGTATTAGGGAGAGTTCAGCTTGCCTATGAGGCATTACCTAAATGGATGCAGCAAGGTATTGAAGAATGGAATAAAGGTAATATAACATTGGAAAATGGTTGTAAGATATACGCAGGAACTACAACATCTTCGGCAATTAGAGGTAAATCTATTTCTTTTCTATATCTTGATGAGGTTGCGTTTATTGAAGGATTTGATGAATTCTTTGCTTCAGTATATCCAACAATTTCATCAGGTCAAAGTACAAAGTTATTAATGACTTCAACACCAAATGGATTGAACCATTTTTGGAAAACTTGTAAAGGTGCCAAAGAAGGTACTAACGGTTATGAGTTTGTTGAAGTTATGTGGTATGATGTTCCAGGTAGAGACGAACAATGGAAAGATGAAACTCTTGAAGCATTAGATTTTGATAACGAAAAATTTAATCAAGAGTACTGTTGTCAATTCTTGGGTAGTTCAGGTACTCTTATTAGTGGTGCCAAATTAAAAGAACTAGCACCATCCAAACCAATTACTGAAAGTGAAGGTATTACACAATACGAAAAAGCAATACCTAATCATTCATATGTTATGACAGTTGATGTGTCAAGAGGTAAAGGCCTTGATTATTCAACATTTACTATGATTGATGTAACTGAAATGCCATACAAACAAGTATGTTGCTTTCAGGACAATACTATAAGTCCAGTTGACTTTGCCTCTGTTATATATAGAATAGGGCTGATGTATAATGAGAGTGCCATATTAATAGAAATCAATGACATCGGTGAGCAGGTTTCTGATGTACTCTTAATGGACTACGGCTATGAAAATCTTCTTTTCACTGAAAATGCCGGCCGATCCGGTAAACAAGTTTCAGGTGGTTTTGGAGGGAAGAGAGCAGATCATGGAATAAGAACAACCCGACAAGTAAAATCAAAAGGTTGTTCTATATTGAAATTATTAATTGAACAAAATCAGTTAATAATACAAGATTATAATACAATACAGGAGTTATCACGTTTTAGTAAAAAAGGTAATTCTTACGAAGCTGAATCTGGAGCTAACGATGATCTCGTTATGAATCTAGTATTATTTGCTTGGTTATCTGACCAACGATTCTTTAGAGAATTAACAGATATCAATACATTAGCAGCATTGAAAGAAAAAACTGAACAACAGCTTGATGAAGAATTACTACCTTTCGGATTTATTGATACAGGGGATCCATTACCAGATGAACAAGGATGGATTGAGTACAGACCTGAAAGAACTTTTGAAGTGTAGTTTAAATTATTATAAATAAAACTGTGATAACTATAAATTAGTAAATAGGTTTAAAATAGATAATATTTAAAGGAGAATAATATGGCTTTTTCCGTAAGTCCTTCCGTAATTGTTCGAGAGGTGGACGCATCAGCATCGGTTCCTGCCATCGCAACACCACCTGCAGCAGTAGCTGGTGTATTTAGATGGGGCCCGGTAGGTGAAGCAATACTTGTTTCTTCAGAGAATGAATTAGTTCAAAGATTTGGTGAACCCAATGATAATAACTATGAGACGTTCTTTGTAGCAGCTGATTATCTTTCATATGCAAATGCATTATGGGTTGCTCGTGCAGATAATGGAGCAGTTACTGCTTCTGCTTCTGATACTTCAAGCTCAAATACTCAACTTCATGTATATGGTGCATTTGATGCATTATATCCTGGAGAGTTAGGTAACTCATTACAGGTTGCGTATGTTAAAGATACAAACTTTGAAGCTGATCTTATTGAAGTAAGTAATATTACTTCATCAAGAATCACAGGTAATACTTCCATTAACCAAACAATTGCTTTTAATGCTACTTCAGTTGAATTTGAAGTTGCACCAGCATATAGAATTGATACTACAACAATTGATGCAGGTGATATATTTGTCATCGGTAACGATTCAGTAGGTTATCAATCAATACCAGTTTCTTCAATTGCTGAAGAATGGAGAGATTCTGCAGGCGATGAAACTGCTAACACCAGTTTAGTTACATCATATGGATATACTATTACTTTAGGTCAACCATACAGATTAGCAGAGACAGAATTAAATAAATTAAGTATTACAAAGAAATGGGCATTCTCAGGATTATTTGGAAAAGCTCCAGCAACAGGCAATTTCCATATTGCTGTTATTGATGAAGATGGTTCAATATCCGGAACACCAGATACTGTATTAGAAATTTATTCTGATGTTTCTACATCACAAAGTGCAAAACTATCAAACGGTAAAACAAATTACTATAGAGAAGTAATTGCTCAAGAATCTTCTTGGGTTACTGTTGCTAATACTGCTCACTTCGAAGCTCAAACTTCTGAATATGAATCATTAGCATTAGGTACAGATGGTAGAACAGAAACTGCAGCAACATTAGCCGACCTTGCCGGTGCCTACGATTTATTCAAATCTTCAAATGAGATTGATGTATCTTTCGTATTACAAGGTAAAGGTGACGATAGTGGTAATCTTGCTACATACCTTATTTCAAATATTGCTGATTACAGAAAAGATGCAGTTGCGTTTATTTCGCCTGCTAAATCAGATGTTGTTGATGAAAGCAAATCTGAAGCTAAATTAGCAAATATTATTGCATATAAGAATAGCTTACCAAGTTCTTCTTACTATGTAATGGATTCAGGTTATAAGTATAGATATGACAGATATAATGATGTATACAGATATACCCCACTTAACGGTGATATCGCAGGTCTTGCTTCAAGAGTTGAACCTTTTGAATCTCCTGCCGGTTTCCGTAAAGGTGTAATCAAGAATGTTGTTAAACTTGCCTTTAATCCTAATAAGGCTCAAAGAGATCAACTATACAGTGCAAATGTTAACCCAGTCATGGCACAAACAGGACGAGGAATTGTTTTATTTGGTGATAAGACAGGATTAGGTGCTAATAGCGCATTTGATAGTATCAACGTTAGAAGATTGTTTATTGCGGTAGAAAAGGCAATTGCCAATGCTGCAGAATCATTCTTATTTGAATTGAACGACGAGTTTACTCAAGCTCAATTTAAAGGAATTGTTGAACCATTCTTAAGAGACATTCAAGGTAAAAGAGGTATTGTTGATTTCAGAGTGGTATCTGATACAACAGTAAATACACCGTCTATTATTGACCAAGGTAAGTTCAGAGCTAATATCTTTATTAAGCCTGCACGTTCAATTAATGTAATTGAATTAACCTTCGTGGCAACAAGAAGCGGCGTTGAGTTTGATGAAATTGTTGGGTCATTAGCCTAATAAATAATTTTTAATAAAGGAGAAAAAGAATGGCATTTAATATTAATGAGTTCAAATCCCAGTTAACTGGCGGTGGCGCTCGTGCTAACCTTTTCCAAGTTCAGATTCTCAACCCTGTTGACCCAGTTGCTGATTTTAAAGTTCCATTTATGGTAAAAGCAGCAAACATACCGTCATCAGATGTATCCTCTTTTAAGGTTTCTTATTTTGGAAGAGAGATTGCATATTCTGGTTCTAGAAAATTCTCGACTTGGCAGGTAACTGTAATTAACGATGAAGATTATCAAATTCGTAACGCATTTGAAGCTTGGATGAATGCAATTAATTCGCATCAAACTAACATCTCGGGTTTACCTCAAGATTATAAATCTGATGCATTAATTACACATTATAGTAGAAATGGAGATCCATTGAGATCATACAAATTTGAGGGATTATTCCCAACATCAGTTAGCACAATGGCAATGACATGGGATGGAGCTGACGCAATTCAGGAATTCACAGTTGACTTCGACTACGACATGTGGACAGTTGAAGGAAATACTGGTATTCCTACTACATAATTAAATAGGTGATATTTTGAAAATTTTTGGCTTTGATATAAAGAGGGCAGAAGAGGAGACTACACTTCCAGTCTCCTTTGCTGAACCTTCTAATGATGATGGAGCGATTACCGTTGGTAATGCTCTTGGTGGTTTTTATAATACGATACTTGATATGGAAGGTTCCGCTAAAACGGAATCTGAATTAATTACAAGATATCGTCATATGGCAATGCAGCCTGAAGTTTCTCAGGCTATTGATGACATTGTTAATGAAGCAATTAGTGTTGATACTAATGATAGAGTTGTTGAAATCTCTTTAGGAGAAACAGATCTACCAGATAAAGTAAAGAAAAGTATTATTAATGAATTTGATAACGTTCTTGCATTATTTGACTTTACTAATAATTCATATGATATGTTTCAGAAATTTTATGTTGATGGAAGATTAAATTATCATATTATTATTGATCCTGAAGATGTTAAGAAAGGTGTATTAGAATTACGTTATGTTGATCCTCGAAAACTAAAATTAATTCGAGAAGTTGATAAGAAACAAAAGGACAAGCATTCAGGAATACCTGTTAAGAAAGTTAAAAACGAGTATTACATGTATTCTGAAACAGGGTTCCAAAATACAAGTACAGGTGGAGTAAGTTCTCCAGCAAGTAGTACTTCAGGAATCAAGATTGCTAAAGATAGTATAGCTCGAGTAACATCGGGCTTAATGAATGAGAATAATAGTTTAGTATTATCTCATTTACATCCAGCAGGAAAAGCTTTAAATCAGCTTAGAATGTTGGAAGATGCTGTTGTTATTTACACGTTAACAAGAGCACCTGAAAGAAGAATTTTTTATATTGACGTGGGCAATCTGCCTAAGAACAAGGCAGAACAATATCTTAGAGATATGATGGCACGTCATAAAAACAAGTTACAGTATAATTCGTCAACCGGTGAAATTACCGATTCTCGAAAGATGCTAACAATGACCGAGGACTTTTGGTTCCCTCGTCGTGGTGGAGAAAGATCAACTGAAGTTGATACCCTCGCAGGAGGTAATGCACCAGGATTGAGTGGTAACGAAAACTTAGAGTATTTTCAACGTAAATTATACAAGGCGTTGAAGGTACCTTTAAGCCGTTTAGAACCAGAAGCTATGGCAACCTTTGGTAGAACATCTGAGATTACTCGTGATGAACTAAAGTTTGGTAAATTTATTAGGAGAATTCGTTCTCGCTTCTCATGGATATTTAATATGGTATTAGAGAAGCAATTGATACTCAAAGGTATATTAACACCTGAAGAGTTCGCAGAAATTAGAAATGATATTCGTTATGACTTTGTTAAAGATAATTATTTTGAAGAATTAAAAGAAGCTGAAATTCTAAGAGAAAGATTGAATACTCTTAGAGATGTTTCAGAATACACTGGTAAGTATTTCTCTCATCAGTGGATTACGAAAAATATTCTTCAAATGACTGAAGAAGAACAACAAGAAATGGAAGATGAAATTGCGGCTGAAAAGGAAGCAGGCGGTCATCAAGAGGACGAACCGTTTTAATAATATAAATAAAGGTAATATAGAAATTAAATTAGGGACTAAACATGAAAAATTTTAAAGATCTAGTTTCAGAAGTTGCCCAACCAAAGGCACCTGAAGAAAGACGCTTTAAGGATCAACATACGATTGAGTTAATCAAACATCCTGTTGCTCCTGACCATGTCTTCACAGGTGAGATTCCTGGCAAAGGAGAAGCAGCAAGGCCTGCTGACCAAAAAGGCGATGTAAATTACGATAAAGCGTATAAGAAACGTGTATCACAAACATTGCCTGATAGAGGTACAGGTGATGGCAAATCACAAGAGGAAGTTGAAGAATCAACAACACCTATTAGAAAATCAATTGTAGAGATTCTTGGAGTATCAAACAGCAAAGAAGTTAAAAAAGAAGAATTGGTAGCTTCTTGCGGTTGTGACGAATCTTGCGAACATTGTGGCGGAGAACATAAGGTTGAAGAAATTGGTAAAGAATGTTCTTGCTGCGGCAATGAAATTAAAGGTATGCAGGAAGGTAGTTGTTCAGATGATAAAGTATTAAAAGCAGAAAAGAAACCTGTTAAAAAAGCAGAAACAAAAGAAGCCGATGATACAGAAGCATCTAAAACTATTGAGCCTGAAGTTCAAAAGAAAAAAGTTTTAAAAGGTGAGGACAAACCAAAAACAAGTCCTACACAAGTTACCATTAAAGATTCAAATGGAAAAACAATTCAAATGACATTCAAAGAAATGTTAAATAAAGTTTCAACCGAGGAAGAATTGCTTGAAAGTCCCCAACAAGAAATTCCTATGATGTTGAAACAATTACATTTTATTTGTTATGCCTCAGAAGAAATTCAATCCTATTTGAAAATGGAAGGACAAGATCCTGAAGAATGGTGGCAAAACAAATTAGCAGAAGTATTCTCAAATGTTAAATCTCTATATGCTTATGCAAAAGGAGATCAAATGGTTAATGCTAAACCTTTATCTGCTTCAAAGATTTTTACTAAAGCAGGTATGGCATACGAAAGTATCGAAGCGGGTTCTTTTACATTACAAAACAACGAAGTAATTGAAATTTCAGAAGAAGATGCAGATACTTTAAACAGAATGTTTGAAGAATTAACAGAAACAAACAAAAATGAAATGTACAGTGTATTCATTGCTGATGAAGCAGGATACAACGAAATTTTAGATTTTGCTAAAACAGTATAAGGAATATTAAAGATGCCGAGCATAGTTAAACCACTAAGTGTTCCAGTTAATATAACAAGTGGAGCAAATACAATTTTTGATGCTACTATTGCTTCGGTAACGAATACAGGTACAGTACCTGAATCTATTATTGTAGTAGAAACTGCAGGAGAAGTTTTTGTTAGTCCTGGTGCTACAATTTATGTTGAAAAGGAATCGTCTCATTCACTAACGGCTGCGGGAGCGGCCGCCGCGGTCTGGGCGACAAAGATAGCATATAGGGCATAAACTGATTATAAATAGTTTTTAATAGGGAATAGATATGAGATTAATAGCAGAATACACAGAAGATTTTGTAGAAGTAATTACTGAGCAAAAAGAAGACGGTAAAAAGAATTACTTTATCGAAGGAATCTTCATGCAAGGCGATATTAAAAATCGCAACGGAAGAATTTATCCAAGTGCTACTTTAGAAAGCGAAATGAATCGCTATGATAAAGAATTTATTCAAACTAAAAGAGCACTCGGAGAGTTAGGGCACCCTGATGGTCCACAAATCAACGGGGATCGCGTTTCGCATTTGATTACTGAAATGAAACGTGATGGCAACGATTTTTATGGTAAGGCAAAAATCTTATCAACACCGATGGGGGAAATCGTTAAAAGCCTATTAGACGAAGGAGTAAAGATCGGAGTTTCAACTCGAGGTCTTGGTTCGGTCAAGGCAGGTAGAGATGGAGTAATGGAAGTTCAAAAGGATTTCCATCTTTCTACTGTTGATATTGTCACTGACCCTTCAGCACCAAATGCATTCGTAAATGGTATCATGGAGAATGTAGAATATTACTACGATATTGCTTCTGGCAATTGGAAAGCCACTCAGGCTATCGAAAATATTGTTGAAGAAGTTGAAAAGAAAGTGAATAGAGTAGTAAGGACTATTGATGAAGCAACGGCAACAAGAATGTTTGAAACATTCGTTCGTTCTTTGAGAAATTAACTTTTTATAAATAAAAACAGTCAAGTTTATTATAATTAAATATTTGTAGATTTATAACAAATTTAAAGGAGAAAAATAATGGCAGACGAGAAAAACACATTCGTTGCTGATGATGGTATTTCTAGTGTACCTCAACCTGTGGCACCTGAGGGTGGCGAAGGCAAAAAGGACAAGCTGAAGAAAACAACTACTGACGAGCCAAAAGGCCCTGTAGATGCTAAGAAAGTAACACCTGAGCAAGGTAAAGCTGGAGAGCCAGTTCCTACAGCGGAAGAAGTTGAAACAACTGAAGAAGTCGAAACAATCGAAGAGGTTGTGGTGGAATCTTCAATTGCATCTATCATCGAAGGCGAAGATTTATCCGAAGAGTTCAAAGGCAAGATTAGTCTTGTATTTGAAGCCGCATTAAACGAAGAAGTAAATAAAAGAACTGAGACAATTCGTGAAGAATTAACTAAGTCTTTAGACGAAGCATTGAATGAAGCAGTAACTGAGAAATTAGATACTATTACTGAAAATGTTGATAAGTATTTAGACTACGTTGTTTCTGAATGGATGTCAGAAAATGAAATTGCTATCGAAGCTGGAATTAAAGTTGAAATGGCAGAATCATTAATGTCAGGTCTTAAGAACTTATTCGTAGAGCACAACGTATCAGTTGATGAAGAATCAGTTGACGTTGTAGCAAACTTAGAGACAACAGTTTCTGAATTGGAAGGTAAAGCAAATGATTTAGTAAACGAGAATATCGAATTACAAAAGCAAATTGCTACTTACAAAGCAGAACAAAAATTTGACGAACTTTCAGAAGGTTTATCTGAGAATCAGGTAGAAAGATTGAAAGTATTGTCTGAAAAGCTTGATATTGAAGATCTTGACGCTTATGCAGAAAATCTTCAAGTAATTAAGGAGTCATTCTTCTCTGACAAGCCTCTTGTTGAAAAGAAAGATGTTCAGGACGAAGATGACGAAATTATTCTAGAAGAACAGGAAGTAACTAAACCAACTTCTGATTACTCTTCTATTAATGCTCTTGTTGAAGCTTTCAACACTAGAAAAAAGAATAATTAATAAATTGGTTTTTAATTAAATTAATATTAATAAAGGAGATCCAAAATGGATAACTATTCAAGACTAGTGGAAAAGTGGGGGCCCATTCTCGAGCACGAATCTTTTTCACCAATTAGCGATTCTCATAGAAAAGCAGTAACTGCTACTATTCTTGAGAATACAGAAAGAGCACTTAAGGAAACTGGTGATCTATCTGCTAACATGACAAGCTTGCTTTCAGAAGCTCCTACTAATGACGTCGGTACAACCGGTGGATTTACAGGTGGTTCTGCTCCAGCTGGTCCTGGTGCAGGTTATGACCCAATCCTTATCTCATTAGTAAGAAGAGCCGTTCCTAACCTTATCGCTTATGATATCTGTGGTGTTCAGCCTATGACTGGTCCTACAGGTCTTATCTTCGCGATGAGAGCAAGATATGGTTCACAAGCTGGTGCTGAAGCTCTATTCAACGAAGCTGATACAGGCTTTGCTGGTACAGGAGCTCACGCTAATACATTACCAAATGCTAATACTCAGTTAATTACAACTGGTACTGGTATGACTACAGCTGCTGCTGAAGCCTTAGGTGATGGTCAAGGGACTAACTATGCTGAAATGGCCTTCTCAATTGAGAAAGTAACCGTTTCTGCTAAGACTCGTGCTTTGAAAGCAGAATACACAACTGAGCTTGCTCAGGACCTTAAAGCTGTTCATGGCTTGGATGCTGAAACAGAATTGGCTAACATTCTTCAAACTGAAATCTTAACTGAAATCAATAGAGAAGTTGTTAGAACAATTTATGCTGTTGCTGTTCCAGGCGCAACAGGTGCAGCTACACCGGGTACATTCGACTTAGACGTTGATGCAAACGGTAGATGGTCTGTTGAGAAGTTCAAAGGTCTTATGTTCCAAATCGAGCAAGAAGCTAACGCTATTGCTAAAGGAACAAGAAGAGGAAAAGGTAACGTTGTTATTTGTTCTTCTGACGTGGCTTCTGCATTACAAATGGCTGGTGTATTAGATTACACACCTGCTCTTAACTCAAATACTTTAGAAGTTGATGACACAGGCAATACTTTTGCTGGTGTTCTTAACGGTAGATTCAGAGTATATGTTGACCCATTCGCAGGTTCTAACTACATGGTAGTTGGTTACAAGGGTTCATCTGCATTTGATGCAGGTTTATTCTACTGCCCATACGTTCCTCTACAAATGGTACGTGCGGTTGGTGAGAACAGCTTCCAACCAAAAATTGGATTCAAGACACGTTACGGAATGGTCGCAAACCCATTCGCTCAAGGTGACGTTTCTAGCCAAGGCCTTGGTGCTCTTACAGCTGATCTTAACAGATACTACAGAAAAGTTATTGTTAGCAACTTATTCTAATCTTAGTATAAGAAGAGTTAGGTCAACTAACCACAAAAACGATTCTTCGGAATCATTGAGAAGGAACCTCCGGGTTCCTTCTTTTTTTGTCTTAAGAAATTAGTTGTACCAATCGAGGAGAATTTTTCCCATTACATTGATTAATGCAAAGGAGGAAATAACGATACCGATTATGTTGAGTATCTTTAATTGTTTCATTTCAGAAAAAATAAATCTATCAGTTGCCATTCTATCAAGTATACTTATTTGATGTAATTTTGGAACGCTAACACCATCAACCTTTTCTTGATATAAAAATCCTGTCTTTTTACCAAATACAAAATTAGATATTATTTTACTTCCTTCATTTTTTATTACATTCATAACAGCTTGCATTTGATTTGGAAGTCTATGAGCAATTGATAGATCCATAAAGAATGGGATTTCTGCATTAATAGCAACAACAACATGAGTACTTACTTTAGTATGAGAATTTTTTTCCCAAGATACATCATGTCCGACCATATGAGTAGTGCCGTCTTCTTGATCTACGATACTTAATTTAACTTCTAACAATGATGCTGAAAGACCATTTTGTTTACATAGATTTAGACAAATATCGGAAACACTGATACAATATCCTTCACCCATTTTGGTGACACCGGATTCAATTAAATCTTTTACGATATTAAAAGCAACTTTCCATTCTTCTTGTTGGGTGACAGGATTGTCTTTTGGATGGATGATTGTTAAACCAGCTTTATATTGATTACCACTTTCGGTATTCAAACCGAACTTAATTGAAGGTATACCTTTCATAATAAACTAACTCCTTTAATGATATACGGGGTTTCATGGCTAGGAACTAGTCGTGATTAGCGCGTTTAATTTATTTATATTTTTTACTGAAATATGATCTTAACAAAAAGATTCTTGTATAGGCAACGACAGTCATCACCAGGGTCACCATAGTACCCAATATTATTGGATCTGTAATATTGAATCTCTCAATGTAAACATACAATAGAAAGAGATTTAGGGGGTAATTAATGACCAATCCAGTTGCTATTTGAGTCGCGGTCTCTTTATGTATTCTTTTCGTTTCTTTTTTCA